TTTTAAAAAAAGTAGAGGCTAATAATGGTCATTCTTATTGTGAAAATCTAAAGCAAAAATCTATCAATCAATTAGCGATTGATAAATTAACACTTAAACATTAATGCTTATGTTAGGGGCGAGAAATCGCCCTTAATGTTTGGTAAATTCTAATTCAGACAAATCAGTATCTTCGTGTATTCCTGTATAGGTAACATCATAATTAACTAATTTTACATCTTCTCTTTGTTTAACTTCATTAATCATATCGTTAACTTTTGGAAAAGTTGGGTACATATCTATAAACCTAAAAGCTACATAATGACCAAAAGGTGATGTAGGTGCTTCTAGTTGCATTTCTAAACTTGTAATAACTGCGTCTATAATCATAGACACACATTACTATTTTTTCTTAATTATGTCAGCACCTTTAAGACCATATATAGCACTCACAACACCTATAAATAATGCTTGGTACCAAAATGGCATATTATTAAATTGATTAAAAAACTTATCTACCTTTTCCATTATCTCTGGGTCGTCACTAAAAATACTCCATATAAGTAACATCACAGGAGCCGAGACAAGTATCAATACGA